ATCATCTGCTAGTTTACTAAATACTTCTCTTAAAGATTCTCCATCTGCATTTACATTCTTGATGTAGTCTTTTAGACTTTCATTATCAGTAACAAACTTTGCCCCACTCGTAAAGATAGTCTTTTGAGCAAGTACACTTCTATGTGTAGATGATTGTCTTTTAAGTTTTGCTAAGTATTGTGGAAATAAGTTGTCTGTACCAAATGGTATAAACTTAGTCCTAATCTTAGAAATATCTTGTGGTTCTTCTATGTTCTGAGGTACTGCTAGGTTGAAAACACCAAATTCAAAAGTATTACTCTTTTGAGTCTGAAGATTTGTCGCTACCTTTGTTTGACTTCCTCTTACTTTCTTTTTTTGGCTCATCTTCAGTTTTTATAGTTGATAATTTTTCTACTAATTTAGTCAATCCTAAATCTTCATATAAATATGCTAATTCTTCTTGAGATGACTTTTTAAGATTATATGTTGCTCCATTCCTAATAATAACAACATCTTTCTTTGCTTTGTACTCTGCCATAAGTGTGTATATATTTAATTTCGTGTAATTTACAACATTTTGTTCGCAGTTACACATAATCTAGAAAGATATTAATAGGAAAAGAAACTAAACTTTATTACGAAACAAGTCCAACCTAAAAATATATCTTTAATTATTATGTTGTTGTTGCAGTTAAACCATCAGTAGCAACAGCAATTACACCCGTTACAAACTCTCTAGGCATTTCAAATTGTCTTGCAGTTAAACTAATAGTAACTCCACTTTCATCTGAGTATGCTGCTCCTGAAGCAGCCTCAACACCTGCTAATTGTGCGTAAGTTTGATTACGAGTTGCATCTGATGTATTCTCATACTTTTCAGAAACTCCCAATACAAAAGCAGTATCATTAGTGTCTATTGCTATAACCATCAAACAAGAGTTAGTAATACTTTCTATTAAACTAAATTTATTATACTCTAATTTTGGTAAGAAGAAAGACAATCCACATTCAAATGAAGTTGAACCCATTTCTTTAGTACCTGTAACTGTTAATGCAGGAGTTTCATTCTTAAACTCATACACACCCCAAGTAGCAGTAGCACCATCTGTATCTTGGATACTCGTAATAGTATGTACACCTGCTGAACCATAAACAACATCATCTCCATCTGCCCAAGCTCTTATTAAAATTCTTTTTATACCACCAGTTGCTTGTAAGTCTGCACAAGTAATTGCTAGTCCTGTATCTATTGCCATTTTATTTTATGTTTTAAATTGATTAAAAGTAATTAAGAGGAGGTTTTTACACCTCCCCTATCATTACATTATTGTTATGCTGCTATTACTATTCCCCACTGAGTAAGAGATGAGAATAAGTACTGTACACCCAACTTAAAGTAACCTCTGAAGAACATTTTTTCTTCTAAGTCATCATAAAATACTTTGAAACTTCCTTCTGGGTCAGTTACATCAGAACCAATGATAAGGTTTTGAACTGCTACGTAACATACTCCTTGTGTAAGGTCAGTTACATTGTTAAATAAGTCTGGATTAGTGTCAGCTAAGATAGTATCCCATTCGTACATTGGTACTAATTCAACTCCTCTAAATCCTACTTTAGACATTCCCTCAATTTGGTTTACAATCGCTAAATCAGCACTGTTACCCTCTGTATTCGCTAAGTAAGCATTAAAGATTTTAGGAGTAACAAAGATTTTCTTCTCACTAGGCGCTACTTGTTGTAATGCTGCTGGTGCTTCATCATATACCTTCTTTATGATATTAAGAGCCTCTTGTGCTGTTGGAGTTGCTGGTGTTGCTGAAGTAGTAGTAAGTACAGTTTCAGCTTTCATTAATTCCATCCAACCATCAAATGCTGTATATCCTGGTACTGCTCCGTCAATATCACCACCCCAAGCTAATCTAAGTACATCTGAAGCAATACCATCTACTGCTCTACGTACGATTGAATCTCCAACCTGAGTTCCTTCCATATTCATTACATCTACACCATTTCGGTAAGACTCCTCAATAAACTCATTTTCAAAAGCATCCCAACATTGCTCTAAAGCAACTCTACATCTTCCAGCAGTAATTGTTTTACTCCCAATATCAAAAGTATCTGTTCCACTTGCTGAAGAACAGCCTGAGTAAGATTCTACAATCTTAGTTAAGGGTGCTGCTGTAAACACATTCATTTTGTGTTTAACATTAGGTATAACCCTGTAATTACGCATTAAGTCATCACTTCTGAAAACTG